CCATAACTGTTATTAGTGTTTTTTACATCTCCAGTACCTAAAACATAAAATGTTCTTACAGCACTACTATCTAAACCAGAATATAAGAAATATGCGTTATTACTTACTTTTGCAGCAAACCCATTAAGACCACTTACAAATGTGCTTATTGCCGCAGAATCAATAGATGCTCCAACATACATACTTCCACCTGATGTGATACGCATACGTTCCGTAGCATTTGTTCTAAAAGCAAAATCTACAGGATTAGCAGCACCTATCAATGCTATTCCTGTTCCTGTTGGTTCAAGATTTATTTGAGCATTTGTGTTGCCTGATAACGCAGTAACATTTAACTGTGATACTGTGTTAGAAGCTATATGTACTGGATTTGTTGGACTTGCAGTCCCGATACCTACCCTATTATTTGTACTATCTACATATAAAGTATTTGTATCAACAGTTAAATCTCCACTAAACGTAGCACTTGTTCCTGATAATGCACCTGTAAGCGTACCTCCCGTTAATGGTAAGTAAGAACTTAAATTAGATGTCAAAGCTATTGTACCTGTGGCTGCTGGTAATGTAAAAGTATTTGTAGCACTTTTGAACCCATTTTGAAACGTAACATCGCCTTGAAAATAGCTATTGCTTTGAACGTATAAAGCATAACCTGTTCCCGCGTTTGTGATTCTTAAAGTTTCAGTAATATTGCTTGTACTTAATGTACCTCCTGTTAAGGGTAAATAACCACTTAAAGCAGTTCCGTAATCGGGAATATTTAGAGTATTCGATATTAATGTTGCAGCACCCGATGTTCCCGTTGTTGTTAGCGTGATGGTATTTTGTTTGCCATTGAACGTAGTCCAATCTGTACTTGATAACGCACCACGATTACTTGCTGATGCCGTAGGTACGTTCAACGTAATTACAGGCGTTGTGGTTGAGTTTGCTACTGTACTTGACAAGTCAGTACCACTTGTGCCTAAAGTAAGGGCAGCTACGCTTGTTACGCTTCCAATACCTGGACCACCTACTAAAGCTATTGTGCCTGTTGCTGCTGGTAGTGTATAGTTATAAGAGCCATTATATGTAAAAGTAGCGCTACCAGTTCCAGCTCCGTTAGTAAAAGCGAAATATGTACTATTAGCTTGTACTTGAGTATAATTTGCTAATAAGTTAAGTGCATTTTGTTCTCTAATATAAAATTGATCATTTGACTTTATGTTATTTAAGAAAGTTTTTACACCTGCAAATGATTGAGTTCCTGTGCTTACAACACCTCTTGCAGAAGAATCAGCATTTGGAATGTTAAAAGTGTGAGTATCATTTGAACTTAAAATATTAAAATCATTACCCGATGTACCAACTGCAAAATATTGAGCCTGTTTGCTTAATCCGTTTAGGGATTGCAGACCAGTTGTGAACGTAGTAATGATTTGGCATAAATTACTATTCTCAGTATGTAGTGTAATTGTCCTACCTGAATTTGCTACATAAACACGAACTGCAAGTCTGTCAGTAGCCAATAGTACAGTTTCAGGTACTGCCAAAGTTGAAAAATAAGGAGCAACAGTTGTACCAAAAGCTATTAATTCAGGATTAGTAGAATTACTTGCAATTAAAGTAAATGTACTGCCATTGTATTTATACAACTCCATATAAAATGTAGGAGTACCACCACTAGATGAAGCTGAAAAATAAGTTTCTAAATTCCAATTACCAGCAGGAATTAATAAAACATTAGGATCGTTTGCATCTGTAATGAATTGAGCAATGTATCCATCTGCTGCAATATTAAAATCTGTTCCTGCTCCAAAAACAGGAGTTTTGTTCATTTCGTAGTATGTATTACCTACGAAAGTTCCTTGATTTACTGAGCCATTTAAGTAATAAGAAACCGATGAGCCACCACCAGTACCTCCAGTTGGGAAGTCAGCTAAAGCACCATCACCTCTGATGTATTGCGATGCCAACCCAGCGCCTGTTACTGTCAAAGTACCAGAACCAGTTACTGGACTATTGGTTACAGTAAAAGCCGATGGCATAGACAAACCAACTGAAGTAACTTTACTATTAATCTGATTCTGCACCTTACCAAAAGCCTGTAAGATAGTATCAGTTGATACTATCGCGCCACCAGTAACTGATAACCCAGTAAGTAATTTACTAGTAACCCTTGCATCTGTAACAATCCCTGCTACTGTTGTTCTATAAGCTATGTTATCACCTGAGATAGCAATAGGTATAATATTAGCATCTGCAACCGCTCCAGGTAATGCAGTAAAATCCTTTAAATAAACTCCATTTATAACTGGCATATCTTTTAATTTACAAATACATATCTATCATTTCCATTATCGACGTATGCGCCAACATTTTGCGCCCATACATAGTAAATTGTTTCGGAATCTACTATTGCACCATACCCTGTAATTACGCCTGTAAATTTAACAAAATCTTCGGTACTTCCATTGATCTCTATGTTCTCTAAAAATCCCTGACCTGCATCGCCCTCATTAGTATCTAGATTAACCATTGACCAAGCTATGATCTTTCTAGATCTTCCTAAATCTTTTAATTCATCCCATCCAATAATAGCCTGATCTGTGGAATAAACCGCCTCAAAGCTAATTGAATAAGAATGCAATTGGCCCAATTGTTTTTGGCCCATGTTCTGGGTACTCTTGCAAGTCTTAATAAAACTAATAGATTCACTCAATCCATTGCTCAATAAGCATCCAACAGGCGTATCATTTATGTAAAGCATTAATTCGGTCATGATGTTGTTCCTTTTACTGTTACTCTAGTAGTTTTACCATAATCTGGCACAAGTGTATAATCTAAAGCTATCTCCTGATTAGTTATTCTTCCTAAAACTGCCTTGCAAATATTCTGCTGGAGATCATAGTTCAAACTTAAATTCATAAAATAACCATCAATTAAATTGATTGACCACCTAGTCACCGGGTTAAAATATCCAAATATCGATCCCTCAAATCTAACAAACGGACCGGCATACAAGCGCTGAGTTTCCTCAACTGCAATCCTTAAAAATTGTTTATCAACCTCGTAAGGCTCTGCAAGTATAGATTCGCTTAAACCTCTTCTATTCCACTTTGTAGTTAATGTAGTTTCATCTGGGCCAAAGATAGCACCTAAGTAATCATTTGATGGACTATCCCCATTAAATACATCAATGGTTTTAGGAACGTAAGTAAATTTTCCTCTTTGTGTTGCAGTATGTATTTCTCCAACTTGACTGCTTGGATCTGTAAATATCCCAGCTGAAATTTTGGTATAAACAATGTCACGAATTGTTCCGGTAGGTGCTAATATTCTAAAGGTTACGTTTCCGCCTGTTGGAACTGGAGCAGTATTAACAGTTAGAGTACCGCCCTCCCCAACATCTGAACGAACTTGGTAGTAGCTTAATCCCGGCAAAGGAATCATCCAGGTTAAATCCGCTTGAAGATACCAAATACTTACTCCATCATCTAAACTAATCACAAAGTTCATATCAGTAGCAAACAACGGATCAGGATTTTTGTAAACAATTGTAAAACGTAACCGATCAGTTGCAGTTACTGTTCTGCTTACCGGGATGATATTATCATTTTCGTAATAGTCCGTTAAAATCGGAGAGGTATCGCCTTGGTTGTAAAATATTACACCGCCGCCTGGATATAGACCGGCGTACATCGTGCCAGTCTTACTATATCCCGGAATAGTTACATCATCACAAGGCCCGATAGGATCACCTCCGCAACCTTGATAAGCACCTTCTAAATTAGGATTAGCAAGTTCCTCATCAAGATTTGCAGAACTTGCGCCAAATTTATAAGACATTGATGCATTTTTATAAGGCTTATCAATCATTTTCATTTGATCCGTATTGATATGAAAGTAAGGTGCTAAAAGTACACCCTCGCTTTCGCCTCCTAAAGTAGCATCTAAATCAACTGTGACAGTAGGCTGATCATAAACTCTTTGCCCATCTAAATATTTTCTAAAAGCTAAATTACCATTTAAGGCTAATTCAGTTGGTCTATAAATATACCATTGACCGCCACTTTGTATCATGACCGCAGTCCATTCCTCTAAAATTGACCTTAAAACTTCCTCGCAGTTCATTGGCGTAAACTGGTCATCCTTTAAATACCTTTCAGCATTCACAAACCCCTGAGCCAACGGATCGTAGGAATCGCCCTCAGTCATTGTTACATCGTAAATATTTACACAAGTATTTAAAATCAAACTAGGCGATTCTAATCTAATTAAACATGCATTTATAACCTCTATAAAACTTTGTTTGCCTAAATAAAAGTCTCCGCTATTTTGAACATAGCTTAAATTCTTTAGCAACCCTAAACCATCAACTGCATTGACAGATATTGCATAAGGTGCAAATGTAAAGGCTTCCAAACATCCATCTGGAATAATAAATCCTGACCAAATTAAAGTTGAATTTCTGTAAATCTCGACTAAAAACTCGCGCTCATTCTCAGTATATAAATCCTCTAATTCAAAATCCTCAGATGCTATTAAATTCAAAGTACATTCAGATCCTATAATAGGCTCTAATTTATTGCTAGATGTATTTTGATAGTCAATCTGAATTGGATTTTGTTGAGCCAGTATTTCTATTGCGCTACCTGCATAATCTAACTGCGATATATTGCAGGTATAATCATCCGGAGTACCATCAATTATTCTAGTATCTCTGTCCGCGTAAAAAGTAAAAAAATATTTAAGGTTATATGCCATTATGGTCCGTATCTTGTAAGTTTAGCACCTGCTCTATTTAATACACCTATTAGATTTGCTCCTGAAATCTCAAATACAACTGCGCCACCGCCAAAGTCCTGAGCAGAACCTGCTGCGCTTGTACTGATAGCTGCGCTTCCTTGTGGCATAGGTACTGTAGCGCCACCGCCTGATCCGCCACCGCCACCCATTGAGCCTCCAAGTTTAGCAGTTTTACCTTTTACAACACTACTTAAAGCTAACAATGCAACACCTGCCGCTATTGCAACAAAAGGATTTAAAGTTTTTAATGCAGTTTGAATACCTAACAAAGCAACTCCAGTTGCGATAGCCATCTGACCTAATTGCCCTAATACTGATCCTAAACTATCTAGCAATGCATTGCCTAAATTTCTGGCTAAACTTGTACCATTTGCAAGTGAATCTCCAATGGCATTACCAATACCGGCAAAAGTTTGAACTAAGCTGCCATTAACAATATCCGAAATCTGTCTATTAAAATTTATAAATTCTTGAGTGACTACTTTTAATTTTTCTTTTATTCCAGGAAAAGGAACTAATGGAGTTTTATTTAATTGTGACTCAGTTTTTTTATAATTTTCTAAAAATAAATCTAATTCATTAATACTTGGCTGCGCTTTAAATTGAGGATCTCTTGTAACTTTTGTTGTTTTTGCTGTTTTTGCTTTACCGAAATTTGCACCTGCTGGTTTATTTAATTCTGCTTGAAATTGTTTTCTACCATCTTGCAATGCTCTAATACCATCTTGATAAATAGATTGAAATGCTGCTGCAACTTGCTTATCTCCTCCGCCTTTTGATTGTAGTAATTTATCACCTTCAGCTTTTAAACGTGCAATTGCAATACCAAAATCATTAGCGCTTTTTGCTCCAGATAATGTTTTAGAAACTATGTTATTAACTCCTTTTTCGACTGATTGAATAGCATTTACTTTTATATCTTTTGTTGATAATAAAGCACCAAGCGCTGGTATGCCTGAAAGTTTACCAACAGATTTTGCTAAACCTTCAATAAATGTACCTTCAATTTTAAATTTAGATGCAATATTTAATTCTTTGTTAAATTCAGTTATTGAATTAACTGCTTCACTTATAATGCTAATTACTGAACTAAATACTCCAGAGGTATTGCTACCAATTGAAACTAGCATCTGATCCCAACTATCGCCTAAGTTTGAAATCTTGCCAGTTAAGGTTTCAGATATAACTGCCATAGAACCTGATACACCTTCAGCATCACCTAAAGATGTAACGTAGTTTCTTATAGCCTCAGATGATTTATCTACTGTGGTTTGAACTCCTTTAAAGGTAAATATTACCTTGTCCCCGGCATCTTGCGCCCTAACGCCAAATTCCTTTAACCTTTCAAACTCGCCTGTTTGCGCATCTAATATTGCTTCAGCTAATTGATCAAAAGACTTGCCGGTACTTGCCGCCAAATCACCTAATCTTCTCATTTCATCGCCAGTCGGCTTAAAACCTTGATTTGCTAACTTTACAAATGAATTAGTTAATTCTTGAACGCTAAATGGAGTTCTAGATGCAAACTCTTCTATTTCTTTTAGTTTTAAGTTTGCTAAGGCACTAGATCCTAAAGTATTACCTAAAACTGCACCGAACTTTTCAAATTCAGCGGTTACGGCTAAAACTTCTTTGCCAAAACTTGCAAAAGCACCAACACTAAAAGCACCTGCTAAAGCAAGTCCTGCGCTTTTAAATGCACTACTTGCAGTAGAGGAAAAACCTTTTAAATTAGTTTCAGCAGAACTAGTAAATCCTTTTAATTTCTTTTCTGCTCCTTTTAGGTCTCTATCTAATTGCCCTAATGGTGCGCCAATAGGTATCTCAATTCCTTGCATTTTCCAGATATTTACTCATCGCCTTATTCATCTGTTCTTTGATTCTATCCATGTCTTTTATTTCTTCATCTTGATAAATAAATGACATGAATTTTTTATAAGTTGGCATCCCCTTATTTACATGAACTCTCATTCCGTTCCAAGTTGCCCATCCTATCCGTTCCCATTCCTTTTTTTCTCTATTAAAAAAGCCTTGACATTTCAATATATATTGATTCCATGTCAAGGCGTAAAAATCATCAGGCATTAATCCCAGTTCACCAAAAGCAAATGTCAGCACATCTTTATTCCAATTTAACTTTCCGCTTTGCTTTTTTTTTGCTCCTTAACCTCAGTATTTAATCCTAATACTCTGAAAACTTGATTTGAAACTACAACAATTAATTCACCGCTAGAACCTCCGGCATTATCAATCCATTCATGAATATCAAACTCGGTAAAATCAACAATCTCACCTTTCTTTAGTATTGGATAACTTGCCGCATGAAACATAAACATTCTCAAAAATGGCAATAACTGCTTACCTAGTATTTCAGATAAATCAGAAACCGATGCATCAAAATGATTTAATGTTTGCTCTAAGGCATAATTGCCAAAGAAAAACTGCCTATCAACTTCTCCGATTTTATACGTTAAATGACCTTCCATAAATTAGTAGCCAGGATAAGGATCAACTTCAGTAATATCTCCATCACCTAACATAGTACCTGAGAAAGTGATAAATTCACCTTCAGCACCTGTTATGTCTAAAGCGCTAAAATAAGCAGTACCATACTGAGGTGCAAAATTTGGATCCTCAGCTCCATTGGCTAATAATAAAGCTATTTGATATTCAGTCAAAGTCTTTGCTCTAGCGATATTTTTTATAAGATCCCATGATGCTTTAGCGGTATCACCACCAGCTCCAACTGTATCTGTAAAAACTCCTTCGAAAGGAATCTCATAAGAATAAGTTGTCGGTTTGCGCCTGGTTACTCCCGGATCGCATTTAGTTACTGTCTCAGCAAAATCCCATGATTCGCTGATTCCGTTTGAAGTCAAACATGCTACTGGTTTCCAAGCGCCTCCTGTGCGAATGTAAAGCATGAATAAACTTCCTGAATAAAATGTTTCTGCTGCCATAATTAAGTTTTATTTAATTTGTGTTGAAAAGTTAAAATGTATTGAAATATGTTTTCTGTATCTGTTTCTAAAATTACCTCATTTGTTAATAGTTGCAAGGTTTCAACATTTATAAAGTTAGACAAAGTTAAATTAGTATCTTGTATTCTGCTTTGTATTTCCTCACTAATAACCATAGCAAAACTTAAATCACCATTCCCATTAGGATATTTGGTTACTATCTGTACGTTAATAGTACAAAGATACCAATATCCGCACTTTGTTTGCTCTTGCAATCTTGTTTGACTAGATAATATTACATATTTAGCCGGAACATTCTTTAAAGGCGCTGACTTACTATATACTGGAACAGTAACACCACCGACTATTAAATTGGCAAGTGTACTTTTGTATGCATTCAGTATAGATAAATTTGCATCCTTCATTTGTCAAATGTAATTATTTTTTTGCATTATATTTTCTACTTTCAGATTCCAATACTTTTCTTAATTGTTTTGGATATTGCTGGATTCCTTCTAAGTAGCTAGGAATAAAAAAAGGTTTAGCGCCATAATCTCGCCTCCTAATTCCTCGGCCCTTAAAAGGTGCAGCCAAATCTGAAAAACCTCTCGGAATATCTACACCGCTGCCAGTACCAAATTCAACGTAAGCTGCATAAGGTGCATTAGCAAAAAATAAAGATTTATTATTGTTCAACGTCGCAGTTGTTCTGCCGATTGACTGCCTTAATTGACCTAGATCAACAACTACTCTTAACTTAGCATTAGTAACCATTCCCTCGGTAGTATCATTGGTTACGCCAACCGCTAACCTATTAGCATCTTTGCCAAAAGATGATATCTGAGATAAAAGTCTTGAAATGTTTATTTTAGAAGCCATTATTATCATCTGTAACAGATGCCAAAATCTCATAAAATCTAAATGTATCATCTACATTTCTGATTGAATGAATCGTAAAAAAATTCAATTCATACAGGATCCGCATATCTTTTGTAGGTGCAAAGTCTTTTCTAATACGAATTATAAATCTAAAGACCTGATTTATTACCTGCTCTTGGGCCTGTAACTGCCTATTACCATCGTATGGTTTGATATTGGCCCATGTAGCCAATACAGGCACAAAGGTAATATCATAATCCTGATAGGCATTTTCTACGGAATCGAATGTGCCAAATGTAATGCGCTTATCTAATTTGCCTGGATTCATGTCAAAATAAAGTTATACGCCTGTAAGGAGATAGTAATAAAGTTGCAATCGTAGGCATACCTTGCACAGGATTGTCTCTGTTCTCATAATAGTAGGATATCATTTCTTTGATGGCAGTTTCAATATCGTCAGGGCAATCAGATCCGCCCTCATAATTCCAACCATAACCAGCTACAAAAGTAACAGTATTAAACCCAGGCGCTCCAGATATTACCTCAGTATAGCCCGGCGTTTCGATTGTTTCGAATGTTAAAGGATTGAAGTCAGGATCAAAAACAGTCTCAACCGCAATCAAAGGATATTCATATAGTTTTACAGAACCAGATACCGGCGTAATAACGCTTAATTGCCTTTGCCATAATACCTGAAGGGTAAACTGCTCGGCTTGATTAACCGCAGATTTTATCAATGATGTAATTAAGCCATCTTCGATTGTATAGTCTAGGTCTAGTCTGAGAAACATCTTTGCATCCGCTAGGCTCACTACATTTAACTGGTCCATTCTGTTTAGATTTAAAAGGTTGTTTTAGATACTCTTTTTTTTCCATTATAATAGCGCTAAATTACATATTTTATTTAACCAATTTTCAAACTTAGGCAATTCCTTGGTAGGATCTAATTCCTTCGCCCTTTCTAAAGGAGTTTTCTTAGTCTGTATGGTATCAATATTAGTAATAGCATCTACCCATGCCTCTATATTGTTCCTCTCAACAAATATCCCCGCATCAGAGACACTATCTCTAAAGCCGGGTATATCAGAGCATATAACAGGAATATTGCAACACAGAGCTTCTATTTGAGCCATTCCGTAGCTTTCATATTCGCTTGGTGCAATTAGAACTTTAGTCATCGCCAAATATTTGCGCACATCATCTACCAATGGAACGTATTTTATGTTTTTAACTTTTTCATCTTTGATTTGGTGATAGTACCCACCTTGGACCGCCATAAATTTAACATTCGGCAACCGCTTTGCAATGTCTATTAAAATCTGACCGCCCTTGTTTTCGTTATGATTTATCAGAGTAACATACTCAGCATTTGTTCGATCAGTTGAGAAGTCCCGGTAATCAATCGGCGCGTAAAGCGTATAGGTTTTTTGATTGTAGTTTAATTCTCGCTTTGTGTTTTCGCAATTGTAGACTGTATAAACATTTGATCTGATATTGACTTGCGGATAACCTACGTTATTATGAGCAAAGTTAATAACCTTTTTAGCCTTTAGCCTTTGCTTATTCATTGCATAATAAGTCCCAGACAATTGGCAGAATACTAAATCTGCCCAGTCCCATAAAAAATTATGACATTCTTTGTAATTATCTTTAGCCTTGTAAACCTCAATACCTTCATAAGTATAATCTTCCGGGCATCTAGTAACCGCCTTAACCTGATGGCCTTTGCTCATTAAATACTTTACAACTCTGTGCAAATAGATTTCAGATCCTGCTCTTTGATGAGGCAAGTAAATGCCTGGAGTTAATAAAATTTTCATGTTACTGGAATAAACAGATAAGGCTTTTGTATTTTCATTGTTTGACCATCGTAGTTATGCAAATCGCTTCGATGGTAATGGATAGCTTGAATCTTGGAAGCTGGATTAGATAACACATAACCTGCACTATTTAACTCATAAGCTATGCGATTATCGCAACCCGGTATTCCTAAAAAGAAATCGCAGAAATTTACATTGCGCATCTTTCCTTTAAATATCCAAACATCCTGACTAAATCTTTCGTTATGCAATTTAAGTCCGGTGACCTTATCATCCCATCTGCTTAATGCAATACATTGGCGTTCATGCAAGTTTAAACCATTTAAAGTATGATTAAAATAAATATCCGTATTCGCAACTATTGATATATCATCCCTGCTGGTAACTGTTCTATCAATCAGACTAAAAAAGTCCCGATAGGTAGGTCTTTTAAAAGGTATTATTACTAATTTGTCAGAATTTGGCAGCTCCACCTCACCCTCTACAAATAGATAAATCTTATCTATGTGCGCATTGGCTAAATTCTTATTTATGCAGTAGATTAATTCCTTTTGCCTTACTAGGCTTTTGTCGGTGTAAATTGAAGTAAAAAGATTTACCATATATATTTTATTAAACCAATTACTGCGAGTAAAAAGAAGCTGAATCCTAATAACACAAAGCCTCCTAATATCATGTGAAATAAAAACTTAAATACTTTCATTTTAGAATATTGCTATGCCTGTTCCTGAATGATGACCTATTTCTGTCAAATCATATTTCTCATTTTTTAATCCATTCCAGAAATTACTCATTTCTTTATTTAAATGGATGTCATCAAACATGACTAAACCTTTGTAATTAATCTTTACTAAATGATCAACAAAGTCCTGCTCAAATGTGCCATCATGATAAGTGTCTAGCAAAATAAACGGAGCAGTAATTTCATCCTTTAAAACATTGCCTTTGATAAATTTGATGTTAGGAATAGTAATTTCAACTATCTCTGGTTGCTGATCAATGTCATAACTGATAACCTTGTTCTTTTTGTTAAAGG